TGACAAAAGAATAACCTTACCTACTTCTGGAAACCGGGACATAACAGATAATTTACTCATATTATAAATTGCAGATGCAGAACCTTTAGAACGAGTTACACCTTTCAATTCCGCATCTGTTTTAAATGCTGCAATTTCATCCAAAACTACAGTCAATACTTCATAACCTTCCCAACCTTCACTTTCAGAATGACCAGAAAAACATCTCACCGGCCTAGAAAAGAAAAATACTTCTGATACTCTTGGTTCAAATCCAACTTCATTAAAATAAGGAGAGTTCAATAATAAGTTTTTAAATGGTTCAAAAAATACTCTTTGTGCTTGTTGAGCGTTTACAGCAAGGTTTAGCAAATCTATATAAACACCGTGAGCTTTACCAAAATAATTTAAAGGATCTCTTAAGCAATGCAGCAAATAAACTATATAAGCCATAGATATACGACTACAATGATCTTTACCACTACCTTTACCAAGCATACATATTACTTCATTAACTGTATATTCATGATAATACTTTGAGCCGGCTTCTTGACCCATTAAAGCTATTAATGTTTTTTCTTTAAATATCTGAGTATTATGTTTTACAATTTCTTCTTGAATAGGTGAAAGTGGGGGCAAACCTAAATATCTTTTTTCTTGCACAAATGTTTGAATTGGCACAGGAGTTGCGATAAGATCATCTGAACGCAATAATCTATCAAAATCATCAATCTCTAGATTTAAATTTAGATAATCTGTCATAGATTACCTAAATGATAGTTTAAGGTGCTTAGAATTGATTTGGAGAAGCCTGAGGCTATCTCTGAGTGCCTTGTTTGAACCTTTATGAGAGCATATGCTGGACTCATTTCATTACCGACCTTTATGAGAGACTTTGCTGGACTCATTTCGTTATCCCTCATTCATAATGTCAAAAGCAATTTGCAATTCTTTTCTGACCTCTTCGGCAATATTTGGATATTTAGAAATAACATCTCTTAGAATTCTGGACAAAATTTGGTTTACATTTTCTGCCTTTTGCATTCTGGCAATAAATTGCCCATCTGATTGTGTAGCTCCCATAAGCTTATGCAATTGAGCTTTTTTGGTCGCAATCTCACCGGCCAATTTAATTGCTTGAATTCTTGCAGGGATCATGCCATGATCGGTAGCGATATTTACTGTTTCCCAGGCTTCTTTGCTTAACTGGTCAAACTCATTTAACGCTTTAATCGTATTGAATTGAATTTTCTCTAAAAAATAAGGGTCTTCATCTGCTTGCCGGTTTAGAATCTTTTTATATTCATCTATCTGATCTCTGACCTTATCGGGAGTGCTGCTCATCAAGGAAGCAATTTCGTGCATGTTGTATCCCTTTACATACAGCAAGCCAACTTCTTCAACATCTTTTAAAACATCAATTAATGTTTTTTCTTGGTGGTCATCATATTTTTCTATATCGGTCATAATTTATAAATTACCTATAATATAGTTTATCACACAACACGATCTTCTTTTTTAATAAATTTAATACTTGAACCAACAGCAACGGCTTCTTTCTGCAAAACTTCATCTGAATATCCATGCAATTTTGTGTATTGCACTCTGTAATTAAACCAGCCATCAACAGCCAGCCAGAAATGAGCAGGAGTAGTCTTTTGTAATTCAACCAATTCATTATTCTCCAGTAGGAAACTTAAGACACCTAACGGCATATACACAACCATGTCATACCCAGAATCTTTATCACTAGAGTATTCCTTCAGGTAGTCTTGAAATTGTTGAATTACTCTTTTTACCCCATCACCGGCAAAGTAATCAATATTTCCCATTGAATTTCTAATTCTGGGACAAAAATCATCAACATGAGTTATAGTTCCAAAAGAACGACACACCATTGGCCGATACCCATAAACGGTACAACCGCCTTTGTAAAATGCACAATGCCTTTCTGTCTCCCCACCGTTTTGCCATGTCTCATCATGCATGGCTAATTTCAAATCCTCAACCACTCCATTCATCCAGCTATCAGCAAACTCCTGCCCTTTGTCTTCAAGCTTCAAGTAGTATTCTTGCCTTAGCTTGAATGCAATGTTCGCACATTCTCCCATATGAATTACTAAACCAACTCGGCAGCATTCACCAGAACCAAGACATTTGAATTCTGTTTGATTTTGTTTTGCTTCAATAATTCTGATTTGATTATAAATCATATCCAGCTTGCTAAAACTATTGATATCTTTTAAACTGACTGTTCTTCTCATGGGCCCTTCTTTCTAATTCGTTGAGCATTTCTTTTTTTAATTTCTCTATTTCTTTTTTCTGCCGCAATTAACGCAGGCGGCTTTGCTCTTGTTGAGCCTCCGGTGGATAAGTTGCGACCTTTTCCTCTGAATTTCAAAAGATCGTATTTCTTAACCCAGTTATAAACAGCTTGTGGAGTAACTTTTATATTAAAACTATTTTCTAAATGCTTACAGATGTCAGTAAGATTCATCCTTCTTTTAACATACATTTCGTACAAAAAAGCTTTATCTTTATACGGCTCAGATGTCATGAATAATCCTTTTGAAGTTTTAGCGAATACCAGACTCCGATACCCGCTGCGTCTATGATATCATCATCTTCAAGCGAATCTGGGTGATTTGTAAAATATGTTTTAACAATTTCACGAACTCTACTCTTTCTTTCTTTCTTTAATTTAGCTTGCAAAGAGCCTTTTTCCCCGTTTTTGTCAATGTTGTTCTTATCAGTTGCGCTTATATTTTTATAACCAATTTTGTTTTTCCAAATTAAAGGATTTATATCCATCATTTCAACACCAAAACTACTTAACACACCCCACGAGTATCCTATGATATAAGAAATAATTCTGCTTGATTCAAAATTTTGAACATATATTGATTGTTCAATAACTGCAATTTCCGCACCATACTGCTTGTGTATTTCTTTAAGCTCTTTGTTTATAGTTTTAAACTTTAAAGAAATTTCTTTTGTTTCTCTAAAGTTAATTTTACCGCAAGCAACCATTGATATACCATTAGTAGTATGATCAAAAATAACCCAAGCTAGAGAGTTTGATGAAGGGTCCATTGAAAGAACCCTTTTTACTTTGATTGCATTCACAATTTTTTTGACGCTCATAAATTTCTTTTAGCGTCAGATTCTTCCCAACCCCAGGAAATTAATCTTTCTGCAAATCTTTTTTGTTTACATAATTCGCAAATGTTTTCTTTATTATAAGAAGATAAAACTGTAGTGCAAATTTTAACAGCACAAATTCTTTTTTTATGTTTGTTTCTTTTTTTCTCATAATAATTGTTTAATAAATTTTTATTAGTTACTGTTCTTCTACATTCTTGTGAACAGTAAATAGCATTATAAACCTTTGCCTCAAATTTTTTTGCACATTCTGTATTAGAACATATCTTCTTTTCGTACTTTTTCATTGTTGGACCAACATAATTCAACCAAATCGCAAGAATTACAGTTAGCTGATGTTCTCTTGTATGGCTGTTCAGGTATATCACCATTTACATAATCATGGTAAATCCTGGTATATTTCTTAAATAATTTTTCAATAAATTTAGAATCTTTTTCAATATAAATAGGTAAGATTTCTTGGTTGTTTTTATTCTCATAAATAACATAACCAGAATCTAGGTTTAAGCATTCCATGTAAATTTGGGCTTGCCGGTAATGTTCGTCTTTGGGTTTGTTATGCAGCTGTCGGTAATGAAAACCTTCTGAACTAATTGATTTTAGTTCAATAAGTTTATTTCCATCCCAATCTATAATACCATCTGCTGTGCCCTCAATTGGTGGAGAATCGTATTTTACTGGGATTTCTTCTGCGACAAGCACACCCATTTCCCTAAAATAACTATAAAGACGATCATGGACCGCATGACCATTATCAAATATACGATAAGTCTGAGAAGAAAACGATGTTGTTACATCTACTCCATTGAACAGGTAATACCAATATCTAGCGCATTGATTGGTATAACTAGGGTGAAAACCCTGCACCTGCTTGAATTTTGAAACATTTCTTAATGACAAGTGATTATCAATTTCTTCAACTATACTTTTGCGAAGTTGAACCGGAGTTTCTTCAAAAGTTTTTTTAGGGGTCTGAAGTTGTCTTAATGATTTCATTGAATTACCTTTGCTGCTAATTTGAGTGTGTTTATATTCTCTGCCAATGCTTCATACATAGTTTTCCATATATCATTAACAAACTTGTCTTGATCGCCCATAACGGCTGATTTTCTTTTAAAAACTTGTGATTTCACAATCATTAGTGTTCTGTAGCCAGCAAGAAGATTTGCTGATTTAATTGCTTGCATGCCAACATAGTGTTCTGGGTTTTGGACAATATCTTCTACAATACGCAAGCACTCTAGGAACTCCTGTGCTTTATCCCCCATCATTGATGTAATCATTTCTTTACTTACAATAATATCTGCCATTACAGATCCTTTCTTAAATCTTCTGTCTTAACAACTGCTTGTTTAATGCATGGTTTTTGGATTCCAACAAGATATTTATAAATATAAATACCAAAATAATATCCATCATCCCAGTTGTAACTAACACCAAAAGCTCTCCAATGAGATAGTTTATCACAAAAAAAACGATATTTTCCTTTAAACATTTTTAATTATTTCTCCAATCCATTTAGCAACAGGTGATGCAACTGCGTTCCCGCACATCTTGTATCTATTTGTATCTGCAATTATTTTACCTTCATCATCATACTTAGTGTGATTGTCAGGAAACCCCATTAATCTTTCGCACTCCATCGGAGTTAATTTTCTTAAAAGTAAATCAGAAGTCATTACACCATGCTGCGAAATCGTATCAAGAGTATAAGATGGGTCATTTTCATTACCAAATCCTTTGCCTTGCGGGCCGGCTTTATCTGAGCGACCAATAATTGTTCCTTGAATTGGAATAGCAATATGGTCTGCTGAATCAATACCAATTCTCAATGTTCTGTATACATCTTCGCTTATGGCATTATTGTATCCGTCATAAGCCAATACAGGATTTTCTAATCCCACCAAAGGTACTTGTCCACCACCTGTCCCCATTCTGTGTTTTAAAGTTGGGGTGATTTGGTCTTCGTAAATACGAATATCATTTGTTCTTGTGCCATCAACAATGATTGGACTAGGAACTGCTACTGCAATTCCGTTTTGACCATACAATGTTTGAGAAACATTTTCAGAAGAAATTGGGTCTTGTTTTGCATGAAAAGATATTGGGTCTTCTGCGACAATATTTGCCTCAGGGCGCTT